CTCGTTTAGCATCCATACACCACGCCAAGACGAATTAGTTTGTGGGGTAAGGTAATCCTCATCATGTTGGTAATAAATCCCTGAGAACAATCCTAAAATGTTTGTGCCGTCTGCTCTCCTGCCATATGCAATGTCTCTATCTTGAACATGACCCATGATGCATGACATCATCTTTTTACTGAGCATATTCCTAGCACTGGATACAGGCCGCCCCATTATCCCAGAAGTAAAGTAATGAGCGTATGCGATTTGATCTATTATCACCACATCAAGAAAGTCATAAACCTCCCATCCCATCTCGTCCAGTTGTAAATCCTTGTAGCCTATCAGACCATCCAGTTTTGGATCACTTTCAATGGCGCGTTCAATACGGTTTTCATGGTTGCCAAGGGTAAACACCATGCGAGGCCGCCACTGTTTATGCTTGTTTACCTTTAACCGTTGTTGCTCATCTCGTATAGGCTGTAAGAATACTTCCATTGCGTGTATCCCTGCCTCGATATCATCCCTGTATCTACGGCCTTCAAACGATTTCTTCCCAACATCCCATGATGATAAGCTAGGCATGTCAAAATGATCGCCAATATGCACGATAACATCTGGCTTTTTCTCTGCCGCATACAATCCTGCCCATCTTAGGTGGTCAGTAGGTGAATTAGGTTTGACTTGGGTATCTGGAATGACTAAATGCTTCATAGAACCTCACAAAAAAACGCCCCGAAGAGCGTTATGAATTTGTTAAATCGTCTTTTGCAATGGCAAGCAAGCCGCACACTACAAGGACTATGTAGTAAGTAATCATTCCAACCTCATTATGTCTGTGAAGCGCGATTATACTTACCTCCCATCCTTTTAGGTAATGACTTTACTAAATAAGCGGCATACCAAAAGGTTATATTTTCGTTTCATGATCTATCAAGAAATCAATGTAGTGTTTAGCCTTTCGGAGATCATCTATCCCTCCCTTAGACTGCCACCTAGAAACGTATTTAACCACATTTCCTTCAGCATAGCCAAGTTGGTTGCCCAATATGTAGTCTATGGGCTGTATCTCAAGGTCTTTGTAGTGGGTTCCGCCTATCTGTATGTCCTTACTCATATACACCTCATTTTCCCCAAATAATTTCAGACTTATCAAACATAATTAAAGGCTCTATATCGTCAGGGTTTGGGGTTCTCCCTTTTGCAGTGCCGCCTGTCTGACATACTTTAAACTTTGCCCTATGCATAACACCATCATGGACTATTATATAACCAAACCTTCCTTCTTCTCTAAAAATAAAGTAAGACGGAAGCATGGTAGTTTGGCTGAGATGAAGAATCTCCATGTATTTAGGGACATTTAACGCACAAAATGCTTTCTTGCCGTCACCGTACCACTTACATTCTGCCCAACCAACCATGTCACCACGACTATCAGAATCACTGCCATTGTGAAACCAACCATCAAGCCTATACTTTTTAAGATTTGGTGACTGCTTGTACTGACAACCTAGTATCTTTGACATTGCCGCCAATAACCTTTGCTCCTTTGATCTGTCTGCTGATGTTTCTCGCATCTTAATCATATTAATATCCTTTTATTATGACCCGTTGTCGCCACAGGTGGGTCAATCCTGCTATGAAGGCCTTACAGACACCTTGGCTAGAAGGGAATATCTTCTGTGATTGGGGCAGAGTTAGCTTTGTACTCATCAACCCATTCCTTGTTGGTTTGTTGTTGCACTCGCTCAGTCTCTCCAGTGTAGAAAACCTTAACATTACCCAAGATAGGAGTCTTAACACCTTTCTCTCGCTCTTCTTTGTCTACACTTTGACTGATAAAGCCGTTGTTTTCATACTGATCTTGCTCGGCAGTGTCTACAAACGTGGTAAGGTCTAGGTAAGTACCCTTTTCTCCCTTGTATAGCCGCTCTTTATCTATCTTTGTTACATCAATTCTTACCGATAAACCTACTTTCATTTTAAATTCTCCGTCTCATTTACAATAATATCAACAGCCTTTTGTACTTCAGCCGCCAACTTCTCTATGTACTCATCATCTCTATCCACTCTTACTATCAGGTGGGGTAGTTCTTCAGAGTACGCCATTAAATCCCACCAACTACGCCCAGTAATCATCATACAGCCCATGATTTGTTGTTTGTATTTGTTGATAAAGGATTTATTGTTACGATGATAGCCTATCAGGTTGGAATCAGTAGGCGCTTTTATCTCTAACCCTCCGTCCTCTCCTACAAAACCATCTGGACTGCAACCAAACTCCTCAGAATCGTCCAATATAAACCCATATTCTGTGACTTTTTGCTCAGTTATGAACTCGTAATGCTCTCTGGCCTCATTTTCGAGCCTTGTCCCACGCTCCATATGCTGATTTACGTAGATAGGAACACGAACACCCTTTAATCTTTCTTCTATGAGGTCATTTATGTACCCATCAGCCTGAGAACTAGCCTTCCCTGCGGAAGTAATCAGCTTGTTAAACATGGAAGCAGAGGGTCTACCTAATCTTGAGGCAAACCATTCGTCACTCCCTTGTTCGTGGTCTAGGATTATCACTTCTTAGCCTTTGCATTCAGTGCCGCAACAGCTTTAGAGTAGTGTACAGCTAACATCTCATCCACTGAGGTTGCTTTGAAGTGCTTTAGAAACACTTTAACATCTACCCCATGCTCTGCAAGTAGTCCTTTGATCTCTTTAGACTGCTCCTCAGACAGTACAGCATTTTTACTCTGGTTATTCCTAATCATTGCCGACTCTGCATCATCATCTGCCGTTGGAATTCCTGCAATAGACTGCAAAGCGTACCGTCTTGCGTACGTAATGGCGCTTCCTGCCGCTTGTGGATCAGCTTTAGTTGTGGGTAGTGTGTAGGAATGCTCTAAATACTCTCCAGATTCATGCATTAATAAGGTTGATACACCAATTCTACCATCATCATTCGTTGGAAACTGAGTGTATGATAGACCATGATTTGCAAACGGCTCTTTAATTGCCTTGATTACTGAAGTTAGATCAGCATAATCAGACTTAAAGAATGGGTTTTTACTATCCTTAACTGCACCGCCCATTTCTGCTTGTGCTTTGCATAAAGATGCCGCTAGATTTTTAATTGACTCGCTCGTATTCACTTTACTGCACTCCTACTTGTTGTTCGTGGGCATACTGTTGACCATACCCTTGGTAGTATTTATCTGACTCTCCGTCTTCCGCCTCGTGACCATGTACGCAGTCGTACTCGCCTCTCTCAAAGTCTGAGAAGCTTTCCAACATTAAGTTAATGTAGATGTTCCCATCGTCAGGTGGGTTAGTTCTGTTTGGGTCTTCGTACTGTTTCATGTCTATCTCCTATTGTTGTTTGTCATAGTATAATGGACTAGGGTTAACTAGATGTCAACAAAAGATTGACTATAGACTAAAATTAATTTACAGTTCACGCTCACTACCAAGGAGTTAACATGGATATCAACAAATCAATAGATTATTTTATGTATGAGTTAAGTGTAAATCAAAGTCAGCTTGCCGTTAATGCAGGGTTGGACTTAGCCACCCTAAGTTTGATCAGAAACAATCACCGATCTCCCAGCATGAAGACACTAACTAAACTAGCTAATGCTTGTGAAGTTAAGGTATCAGAGTTCATTGCGGTAGGTGAGTGATGGAAAAACCATCCTATTTTGCTATTCTGACTGCTGATGTACGGTATGACAAGACTTTAAAGCCACTGGCTAGATTGTTGTACGCAGAGATAACCGCATTATGTAACAAGGAAGGCTATTGTTGGGCAGGCAATCAATACTTTGCTGATCTTTATGAAGTAGACAAGAACACAGTTAGCGGTTGGATAGGACAGCTAAAGACACGAGGATACATCACAGTACAACTTGAATACAAAGAAGGAACTAAGCAAATCCTTCATAGGTATATACGAATTAATGGGGAGGGTATACACAAAATAATAGATACCTCTCTACAAAAAGATGGATACCCTATCAACGAAATAATAGAAGTTAATAAGACAATTAATAATACATTTAATAATACAGTTAATAATAAGGATTATTTTAGTCAGTTTTGGGATTTCTATCCTAGAAAAGCAGGAAAGGAATCGGCAAGAAAAGCATGGGAAAAGTTACAACCTAATGAAGAACTGATGACATTGATTGCTAACAACATACAAGAGCGCATAGATAAAGGTGAATGGCGAAAGGATAATAAATCATACATCCTACACGCGAGTACCTTT